GGCATAATCTAAAAGCTGCTTAAATACTCCACATGGCACTTCATCCGACATGGTAGACAGATAAATCACACAACCTTCTGGACGAGATGCTAAACCACCCTTTGCTTCACGGAACATTGATTCAGCGTTGGCACGTTTCCCGAATAGCCAGACCTCATCTATCAAAATGATTGAAGCTTTCTTACCTGCTGCTGCATTGGATTCTGCTGCAATAACTTTAAGTGTTGCTCCGGTACCTAGATGCGTAACTGTTTTTGTGTGCTCAGATACATTAAATCTTTCACTTAATTCTTCATCTGCGCGAATGAAATCTCGGATTGGATTAAATGAGTTATCAGCAACTTCTTTAGTAGGCGCAAGAATAATTAGTTCGGCAGATTGTCGATCATTAAGAATTAATGCAGTAAGCATAATGCCGGCGGCAATCGTAGATTTAGTATTCTTCTTCGAAATCAAAAGAAAGAATTCACGAATTAATCTGCGCTTTGTGCTTGGATCATATGCGCCAAAGATTGCACGAACAAACTCGATCACCCATTCCAATGTGACATCACCCATCTTAGGGCTACCCATCACATCAACAAGAATTAACTCTTTAAAGATACGCTCCGCTACGTCAGCCACTTTGGGGAATAATGGCTTACACGGCATTAACGATTGTTTAGAAACAATACGGGTCGCCCAGTCTGGGCAAGCTGTAGTCCAGGTGAGTGACATTGAAGACATAATTTAGCTCATCAATTGATTATCTAAAGTTGCAAACTTTCCTGATTTACTACCTTCTCTTGCAGTTTCTGCTTTGGTTTCTTTCTTGCCCTTTTCGGCCACTTTGCCGTGGACGTATGGAAGGGCTGCTTTCGCTGCATTGAAGCGCAAGAACATGTCGTCACTTTTGTTCATGACATCGATTAGAAATTGAAGTGGGTCATCCTTTGCATAGTCGTCGTCATTCAAAGGATTGTCATATTCACCACTATTTTCAGTTTTAACTTTTGGTTTCTCAGGAGTTAAAGTTCGGCCTTCTTTTTCAGCCTTTAACTTTTCGATGTAGATAATAATTTCAGAATTATTTCTTAATTTTGAACCTTGCTGTGAAGCTGTCTTTTCTTCGTAACCTGCTGAAATAGCAGCTTCTTTGTTTGTGGCACCATCAACAATGGCGCGAGCAAACTTTTTCATTTTCTCGGTTAATGCCATTGGATCACCTTTAACTTTTGCTTTAACTTTTAATGAAAGGGGAAATTTTTTTATAAGTGAGATGGGGGGCGGTGTCCAACGGCGAAGGGCTTGGAACTTTTGACCTCCCCCCTGCCTGCTGGATTTTTGTGCATCATTTTGGTGCATCCTAAATATATTTAATAAAGCTTACAACCCGCTTCTATCTCTTCAGGTTCTGCATACCGGACCTTGCTTGAATCTGCATAGTCACCCGATGTGAAATAAACCTTCCCACACTCTACCTTTTCAACTGTCATAAGGTCAGTCCAAGCACCCTGCAAAGCAACCACATCACCTTTAGCAAAATCATTAGTAATCATTTAGCAATCCTTACCCGCATATAGGATCTTTATAGAGTCTATAGAATTGACCTATAAGCAGAGCTTCCACATCACCATTATCGTGACGAAATAAAACATGCTGCTTATCCAGCTCTTCTATGTAGTCTCTAGTGTGAACACGAATGGAACTGCCACCAATAAGAAACTTGTTTTCTTGGTGCATCTTTTTTACCCATGCAGGCAATGTTGAAAAATCTTCTTTTGCTCTTATTAAAAGCGCCTCAACATGCCAAGCATCAACTGTGCGCTCAATTGTTATGCATTTCATTGCCGGCTCTCCTGTTGGGTTTTCTTCTTATGACATGGAACACAAAGAGATTGGAGGTTGGATTCATCATCCGTTCCGCCTCTTGCCACATTCACAATATGGTCAAGCTCTAAGTCTTTAGTGACGATGCCACAACATTGACAGGTCCACTCATCACGTAAATGGATCTTGGCTTTAAGACGGCGCCAAGGACGACCACCACGACCAGAACCCCAATTGTTTTGTTTAGAGTTCTTCTGGGTTTGTGCAGGTGTCTGTAGCGTCTGCAACTTGTTCTTGAATGTTTGGAGTTTCATTTAAGGTTACTCGCGCATCTACACCATTAAGTAAGTCAATGGATATCCAATCGATATCTAAACCCTTGCGTTGATACTCTTGGACCAATCTAACTAAACGAAGTTCCAATTGTTTACGCTGGACTTCTGGAGTTTCTGGCTCAACTATTAAATGCGGCTGTTCAAGATCATCTAATCCATAAAACCCTAAGCGGTTATTAATAATGCTATTCGGTATCATCGTGCTCACCTTTAGAATCTGGAACGGTGCGAACAATACCCTGTTCATCTTTCACCAGCCCTGTTACTGGTGGAATGATTGTTGAATGAGAAGGGTTGTTTTTAAGGAACTCCGTTAAAGCATCGTTCTTAGGCGGCTTTAAAACTCTCTCACCTTTATCAACCAAGAAAGTCCCTTCCATTGGTACATTCGCTACACCAGCTATTGAAAGCCCTGTTACTTCTGGACGGTGTTTGCGTTCAATGAGCACCTTCTCGTCTTGTAGTTGCTGGATTTCCTTTTCAATCTCATCCAAGCGGTTGTATTCTTGGTCACGTTTAATAACCTCAACATCTGCAAGCAATGCATTAATTTGCTCTTGATTAGATGGGTACACTTCAATGATTGCTTTCCACGGCGAATCAACTTCTGCTACTAAAGTGATTTTGTGGACACATCGTAGGTACTCGCCATTATCAAGCAATATTTTTGTACCCTGTGCTTTAGTAATGTTGGAGTCATCTTTAGGCGGTATAATCGATACAATTCTAGGCATTGATATTCATCCTTATAAAGTCACCAAAATAGGCTGATCTTAGAAATTGCTTTATTGACTCAACAAGTTCACAAATGCTATTGCATTCAACTTCTAATGCTCCACACCTTACGGCGATAGGAAAGCTATAGTTATTGAAGTCAAATTTAAGAGGTGACAGTTGTTTAACTTCCGGTTCAGACAAATCAAATAAAATGAAATTTCTGTTAGTTGCTTTTGCAGCTACTGAATTCAACTCTTGTAAAATGCTTTGAACCTCAGCCTTTATTCTTTCACTATCCGCTGCTTTCTGAAGCCCAATCTCTACTGCCTCTTGAAAGCTAATACATTCACTTGTGCTCATAACATCACCCATCTAGTGATCCTGACCGTTGTGCCGGTTCACTATCTTCAAGCATTAATAGAACTTCGGATAACTGAGCGGATTGTTCTGCATTGATTTGAACGAGTAAGCTATTCTGTTCGATCAGTCTATTGTTGTGATCAGTCAGCTTATTGTTTTGGTCAATAAGCTTGTTTGTTTGCTCTATCAGCTTAAGCACCACGTCTTGCAAATTTGAATCATTGCTCATTTTGATAACACCACTTAAGGTCATCCGGGATAATCAACATCACGCCCAAGTCTCTATGTGCATAGATGTTGATCTTATCCAGATATTTGGTGAATTCTTTAATGGTGGCCTTCTTGCTTTGCAGATGGTCTTTAATGAAGGTATTGACCAAAACTTGGTAATCCTTTTCAAGTTGACGGCGCTTAGGTCCATCGAATGCTTGAATAACATCTTTAAAGTTCTGCAAAGCCATGTACTTTTCTGCAGTCTCTTGCCGACCTTCAACATAGATCCTTGCAAGAAACTTTTTCTTAAAAAGTAAATGAAGGTCATCCTTTGAATTACCGGTCTTTTGCCTGATCTGTTCAAGCCAAGCCCAGTAAAGCCGATTTTGTGCGGCGCTCCTGTCGTCTTCCTTCTGGTTGATTCTAACGACTAAAGGTTTACCTTCGTTCGCAGCTTTAGCATGATTATTATTGAGATACCCAATTACATAGTTGATGTCAGAATGGTTTTTGATGACGAATCGTGGTTCCATTTTGACCTCTCTTAGCACATTAGATTTGAATCTTCCTTTTCAATCTCAACACGTAACGTATAGTTACTGCTACCATCAGGAACAAAAGACCAATCTTTTATCTTGCAGTCATTCTCTAATTGGAATTGATTTAGAAAAGCCAAGAGCTCATCTTCAAATTTATCTTCCAGTATTTCTACAATAGGCTTTACCATTTCACTTTCCCGCACAACTCTGGCCAATCAGCATCAGTACTAATTTCAATTATGAAACCGCGACCTTTTAATTCTTGGAGATACGCATCTGTTAGTTCTTTATCTTCTTTGAGGTGGTAAGGAAGATCCATTGCACAAAAGTTTTCGCCTTTCTTAGTCTGACGTTTAATTGCACCTTCAATTTGTTTCTTACACTTGGTAAATGTTCCTGGTTGAGCCATTTTAATTCTCACAAAAAAAGAGCCTATTGGCTCAGTTAAAATATTTCTTCATCTTTAAGACTAAGCATCCGCTTTGTTTTCTCTAACCAACCATCAAATAGTTCTTCCGATTCTTGCCTTGTACCTAATTCAAACTTATCGAAAGCAGCGTGGCAAACATGGCACAACGGAACTGTGTATAAATCACTTGCCTTGATACCACGACCTTTCCCGTGCTTTGAACTATTTGAATGCGCAGCTTGACTCGGACTACTACCACACCTAACGCAAGGCAACTTTCTAATCGCTGCCAGTCGCTTACTGTCGCGCATCTAGCACTACTCTTAAATTTTTAATACGCTCTCTAAATTGCACGATCTTTCGATCTACTAAAATCATTTCATCTCTATTGAGCAATTGACGAGATAAGCTTTGATACTTGTTCAATTCAGTAGAATACATTTCGATATTTTTTCTTATTTCTTTTGTGTCCATGTATCACCCCAATCCAATACCTTCACCTAATCCTATTCCATCCATAAAACCACCTGTCTTTAACTTAGATGAAGTGACCGCTAGCTACAGATGGGATTGCCCGTCCGAAGTCACTTCTCTAAATTAAAACAACCCAACCATCCAATTAGGAATGGTCGGGTTGAGTAGTACCGAGTAGTTTAAGGCTGACTGAGTGTGTTAAGGGGTCGCCAATCCGCACCGTGAATACGCACGTCTTTAGGTGGTCAATCCAAGGGTAGTGTTTAAACATCAACTCCGCACCCTTCTAATCACTTTATTGACCAAACAAAGCGCTTATCAATTTTTGTTTGAGACCCTGATAAGTAGCTCTCGTTTTTTTGCTTGTGCTCGACCACATACAAGCGAATGTGTGATTAAGGATAATGAATCCCTGTCTAACCCTTTACGCCCCTATGATGTGCTAGGTAATAAGCCTAATGCCAAGGGTTGAGGCAACTATTGTCTTTCCATAGACAACAAAAAAAGCCCACGATTAAGTGAGCTTTGATGTGTTGGTCTTCGGAAATCCGTAATACGACCAGTATATAAAAACTATACTCTTGTTTCCGCAATAATGGAATACCTACGCTTTCATATCTTTGTAAGTATTTCTTTTGTAGGCTTCAACTGCTTTGCCTGCCTCATCAATTGCCGACTCAATTGCCATAGTCATTAGGTTTTCGTATGGCTTCCATGTCTTGCGGTAGCATTCTACATTCATCTGATGACTCTTAAGCCCTGCATATGCTAAACGGCCTTTAGCTGTGTAATGTTCTTCTAACTCTGGATTTAATGCGAAGTCCAATACCATGCGAGCAATCAACCATGCCAAGTGATATATAGCGACATGCTCAGGCTCTCTTTTCTTGTCGACTGCGGCATTTTGAATCATGATCTTAGCTAGGTGATTACGAACATATTCATAATCACTTTCTGACTTACCTTCGAAAATAATCAGTGCGGTGACTGACTTTGCTAACTGGGTATCCATTGAAGCAATAGCACCCAAGCGGTCTTGATAGTTCAATGGTTTCTCTCCTGTTCCGCGCACCACTGGCTCAATACTTGGTGAACTCGCAGTTAAACCATGAGTCAACCATTCAAAACGTTCAAACTTCTCAACTGCTACTGCATTCATACCGTCACCCTAACCTTTCAATTCTTTAAATTCTGCTAATGTAATTTTTATAAACGGGTCATCAATGCAATACTCTTGATCAATAACAGGAGCACTTACATACACATCATTCCCATTAACAAGTGCAAACTTCTCTACAAAGCGACATCCACAATATTTGCCTGCAAACTTATCGCAGTTATAGATACCGCAAACACCACGAATGTCATCCTCCCAAATAACAACCTCATGATTCACTCTAACAACGAAAAACTTTTCGTCCTCGGTCCAACCTAATGTTTCTATGTCGCACATATCTATCCCTCACCCTAAATCATCAAATACTTTTTAATTTCATCTATGGCTTCATCCGCACCGAAGCAGACTTTGCACATGTAACCTTGTTCTTCTAAGCGTTGAATCATGAGCCTTTGACTTGGTTGTAATTTCCCTTTCTTTGACTTCAACTCAATCCAAAGCCCGTGTACTTCACCATTTGGAACGATAAGCTGAAGGTCTGGAACACCAGCCTTCACGCCTAACTTCTTGAACTTTGCAGCTTCAATTATGTTTCTTGAGCCACCATTAGGAATATGAAACAGGTAATCACTCAAACGACCTGAACCATACTTCACACGATGCGCCCAACTCATGAGCGTCATCTGTTCTTGATCTTCTGTTGGCACTCTATTGAATCTCTTTGAACGAGCTGCCTTCAGTGACTGGACCCTTTGAGCCTCTTTGAATGTGGTCATTTGACATACTCCGTAATTAAGCGGATAACCAAAACCATAGTTAAAGTCGCTGCTATTACTCCCCAAGCAAAAAAGAATCCTCTGCCAAACCACTCCATAATTGCAGGTGTTGAAAGCTCACCGTTGTACCAACGCCATGCATACTTAATTGATACGAATAGCGCTGCACCGTAGATAATTGCTATCGCAAAGTCTTTCATCCTTCCCCCTTGAGCGCTTTTACCGCTAAATCAATGTTTGGCTCTGATTGATATAATTCTGCTTCCACAAGAAATCTAATTGCTTTGTCTACCCTCTTTTGCAGCTCTGCTTTCTCATCTCTTAAACCAAGCAGTTTTTCAGCTTGTGTTTCAATCACTTCGTTTTGATAAACGAGCTTTTGACCTTGCTCTTTTATGTTGTCGTTAAGCATCTGATTTCT